ATCGATTCCAATGGCACCACGGCGGCTGGCGTAAGCAGTACCGTCGGCAAGGCAAACAGGGTCTACAGTATTCCCGGGGCAATCGTCTCCAGAATAGAACCCACTGACACGCCGGTTGCCCATGGCTATCGCGGAGAAATATTTTCGCCCACGCTCTATGCCCAGAAGCTCGCCTTTGGCACGCCCTACAACATCGCCGTGGGCCTCAAGCTATGCTCATGGGATTTCATCAGCAGTCCTTCCACGCGCATGATCATTTTCCAGGTGCGCCAGACGGAAGACCCCGGCGACTATTCCGGCATTCCCCCACTTTTCCTGTCGGTGGTCGGATCGAAATTCCGCATCAGCTACGCGTATAACGAAGCCGCCATTACTACCGGCCCGGTAACCGAACGCATACTTTATGAATTCGATGCAATCAGCGACCAATGGGTTTATTTTTGCTTCCGGGCGATTTTCAGCTATACGGGCCAGGGGTATCTCGACGCTTACGTGAACGGCAGCCTGGTGGGCCGATACGATGGCTCGCTGGGGTATAACGACAAGCTTGGAAACTTCGCAAAGATGGGCTGCTACGACGGAGCGGGAGATGGATTTCCTTCTGGCGTCGCCAGCCGGGAAATCCACTACAAGGGATGCATCTTGATAGAGGAAAAAGCCGGTTACTCGCTCCCTGACATGTATGCGGACCTGCAGGCCGTGTGACGATTGGAACAGGTAAAGCTTTAGTGACTTGAATTTCAAATGGAATGACGCATGATCAAGTTTCGGACCGACAAGACGGTGAGCCTTATCCGTTATGGTGCGGGAACGATCGCCAGCCTGCCCCGGGAGATCGAGGCGGCATTGATAGAGCAGGGCGCCGCCGAAAATTCCCTGGTGGTTTCCAGACCAGTCGAGGTTTTGTCGAGCTCTGCCGCGCCGGTCGGAAGCGCATGGACGGGAGTCGACGAAGTGCTTGCTTCATTCGTCATTCCTCAGGGAATGTTCGGCGTGAACAGCATACTTCAGATCGAGCCGCTATGGACATTTGCCAGCAGCGCGAACAGCAAGATCTGCAAGGTGAGGGTGGGAGGCATCCTGGTTTATTCCGCGACGCGCACCACCTCGACCAGGGAGGCTCCGCTGATCATCCTCGCCAACCGCAATTCCCTAAGTTCCCAGATACAGCCATATGATACGACTTACGCCACTGCCGGGTCGGGAACTCCCGCTACCTATGCCATTGATTTTTCCATGACAACTACTGTCGAGATCATGGGACAGAGGGCAAATGCGGGAGACGCCTTGACGCTCGAGTATTTCCGTGTTTTGCACTTTGTGGGCGATTGAAATGACTACCTGGTATTTCGATTCGCTCTACGGCTTAGACGCAAATAACGGAAAGAGTCAAGATAAAGCAAAACGATATTATGAGGTCTTCGCTAATGTGGGATTTCCTGGTGCGGCACAGGGGGATACCTATCTTTTCAAGCGTGGAACCACACAAGCAATTTCTATTTTAAATATAGGAGTGGGATCTGGGGCAGGCACCACGCAGAGAACGCGGTATGGTGCTTATGGCATTGCGCAAGTTCCTTATTCAATCTGGACTCCTCCTCCAACTGGAACGCTGAATAATAGCTTTATTCTAAACGGCAGCGGTAGGAGTTATATCGATTTTGAAGATATGTATTTCGATGCGCTGAACCGCGCTACTTATACTCTTTATCTTGTCGCTAGTGGTGGCACAGGGAATTCGGGTCACAGATTTCAGCGATGCTATTTTGCCAATACCGCCCCAGGTGCTAATGGAACAGGGCTATTTTTCGGAGGTACTGATACATCAACGGGAGACACGAGCGACTATCTTTTCGAAGATTGCCACTTCCTCAACAATCCCGTTCATGGAATGCTTGTCAATGGCGCACATGGGGTCGTTGTCAGGCGCTGTAAATTTTACGGCAATGGTTTCAATGCCCCAGCGGGAGGTCACGGATTCTCCAACAAATACCGGCTCCAGGAATTTACCTCGTCAGGATGGATGCAGGCTGGATTGGTCTGGTATAGAGCTTTGGCGGCGTATCAGGCCGATGTGTACTATGTCACGACGAAAGTCAGCGGGTATGGCAGGCTCAACAAAAATACAATCAATCCAACTACTCCTAGTGCCGGCGAATTTGGCGTTTCCGGCGGAAATCTTTATATCAATATCAACTCGGTCACAAATCCGGCTAGTCAATCCGTAAAATATGCCTGGGGGCGCTGCTGCAATTTATTGGTGGAGGATTGTGAGGCTTATGACAACGTCAACGACCCATCTTCACCTTTTGTTGAGGGTCATGGTTTCGCTTTTGATAACTGGACTGACGACTCGGTATTCCGGCGGAATAAGTCATACAACAACGGCGGCAGTGGATTCTCCATTAATATGGGCGACCGCAACATCCTCGAGTCCAACATCGCATACGGGAATCAGGCATCGGGAGCGGTGCTGGCATCCTCGTGGGGAAGTGTCCTGCGCCACAATACATTTTTCGATAATAATCTGGGTCCATCCGGCATCCGGAATAATGGGGAAATAAGCGCTTTTCCGAACTGCAAGAATGGCAACATTACGAACAATGTTCTGCGCCATATTGGTGACCGGTTTTATGGTGTCGATATTTTCCCTGATGTGACCGGATTTACTGGACAGAACAATTGCATATGCGGCTACCTGAACACGGACCGTGGCTCGGCATTGACCGACACCATTACCGACAATCCGCTGCTCGATGCCCGCCACCGCCCGCAGGCAGGCGCGATCAAGCGTGCCGGGGCCTACCTGGGCGGCAGGGATTTCAGCGGCAGGACATTCCATAACCCTCCGAGCATTGGCGCGGTGGATGCTGCGGCGGAGCCGCCGGCACGCTATCTGTTTGTGAAAGCATGAATTTGTAAATCATAAATCCTGCGTAAATCCTGCAATAGCCGCCTCCGGGCGGCTTTTTGTTTTGGCACGCAGCATCATGACGACAATTCGATTCTATCAATTCCGCGCAGCGGACCCGCTCACTGGGTTAAGCAGTTGGAGGAAAAGCCAATGGCGATGAAAACCGATGATCTTACGGATGAAGCAATCACGAATCCTGCTCCGGAGGATGTAGAGACGCTGGAGAACGCGGCTCCCGCGCCAGACGACCAGATGGCGAAAGACGAGTCCAGCCCGGAAGAGCAGGAAGGCCCGGCTAACGGCGCGGGGGAAGACGAGCCGATCGTCCATACGAAGAATGGCAAGGGGATCATTCCCTACGGAAGGCATAAAGCATTGCGTGTGGAAAACTCGGTGCTGCGCGAGCAGCTTCAGGCTGCTCAGCTGGAAAACAGAAAGGCGGCTGAAAGGCTCGAAACCCTGTTGAAGCAGAAGAATGAGGATGCGCAAGGAATGGATGGCGCAGTCTCCGATGAAGCCCTGGCAAAGCATCTCCAAAGGCTGGAAGCAGATATGCCGCAGGTCCACCAGGTCATTACCGCCGTACTGGAGGGAAGCCGGAAGCAAGGCAAAAAACTCGAAAATACGCTGAATGAGCTGAGGCGCGAGCAGGAAGCATCGGCTCGCGCCCGGCAACTCACCGTGGAGGAGCAGATCGCCGAAGCCAAGGATGGCAACCCGGACCTGGTGCACTGGGAAAGCAATGATCCGCAGGCATGGGAGGAAGCGCTGAAACAGGACGAAATTCTCCGGACCAGCAGCAAATGGACGGGAAAGTCTTTTGCTGAAAGGTTCGAAGAGGTTGCACGCCGCGTGAAGGCAATCATGCCGGAAGCTTCCATGCCAAAGCAAGCCGACCCGGAGCAGACCAGGGTTGACGTACGAGCCAGGCTTGAAAATGCCCCGGCAAGAAAGCCCACAACCCTATCGGATATCCAGGGCGGAGCCCACCCCGCTTCCGAGCGCGATCAGATCGAAAACCTGAGCCCGCATGAACTGGCCAAGCGATTGATGAAGATGCCCTCGCAGCAGGCAGCAGCTTTAAGAGCCGAACTCGATTAAAAAGGACCCAATGAAATGGCTGAAACAAATGTTCCAAGCGGCAGCCCGATTGCCGTAAAACACTATAGCGCCGCGCTTTTCGCCAACACCCTGAAGGGCACTTCAGCCCTGGAAAACCTGGTGGGGCCGGTCGAGCCTTCCGCCACCATGGAAAAATTTGCCGGCCAGACCCAGCCCGGAATGCCTCTGGTGAGGATCGACAACCTGATGAAAGGCGCAGGCGAGGTGGTGGCCCTCGACCTGGTCGATACCGTTGGCGGGGAACCGCTGATGGGTGATATCAACCGCGAAGGCAAGGGCAGCACCCTCTCGTTTTCCTCCATGGAAATCAAGATCGACCTGGCAAGCAAGGTCATCGACGCGGGCGGCAGCATGTCTCAGCAACGCACCAAGCACAACCTGCGCGAAATTGCCCTGGCGCAATTATCCGGCTATTTCCCCAGGCTGGACACGCAGGAATCGCTGGTGCATCTCGCCGGCGCCCGTGGGTCGCAGATCGGAACGGACTGGACCATTCCCCTCCAGAGCGCACCGAATTTCACTTCCGTCATGGTCAATCCCGTCAAGGCGCCCACATTCAACCGGCATTTCGTGGTGAATGGCGCAAACCTGGTTCAAGGCGGGCAGCAGCTGGGCGCCGTCGTTTCCACGGATCAGCTCAAGCTCAGCCATCTGGATAATTTGCGCAAGCGGATCGACGACATGGACCAGCCCCTGCAATCGGTGAAGCTGGCCGGGGACAGCGCCGCGCAGACCTCCAGGATGTGGGTGTTCGTCGCCACCCCGAACCAGTATTCGATCCTGCTTACCGAAGGCTCCCTGCGGGCATTCCAGCAAAACGCGGTAAACCGGGCGGCATACCTCGATGGCCGGCATCCCCTGTTCGCCGGAGAAGTGGGCATGTGGAATGGCATCCTGGTAATCAAGAACGAGCGGGCAATCCGCTTCATGCCGGGAGATACGACCAAAATCGTGACCGCCGCGAACGCACCCACCGCCGCCGAAACCGATCAGGCAATCAATCCGGCTCTGGCTGCGGGTTATGCGGTGGAGCGGGGTCTCCTCCTGGGGGCACAGGCGCTTGGCGTAGCCTACGGCAGAACCAAGATCAGCGGAATGCAGTTTGGCTGGAAGGAGCACTGGTACAACTTCGAAAGCAACCTGGAAGTCATGGGGGAAAAAGTATGCGGCAAGGCCAAGGTCCGGCTTTCCATCGATGATGGAACAGGAACCAAGGTGCCGACCGATTTTGGCGTGATCGCAGTCGATTCCGCTGTATCGCTGTAATCCCCGCAAGCGCTGTGTTCCAGCCTACCAATGCCATTCTTCAAGGAGTGTATCGATGGCCACTTTCAACGCACCAGATCTGGTTACTAAAAACCGCCACATGGGCGGATATGGCAACGCCGTGGTGGTTTACGGCTCCGTAACCCCAGCGGCAGCCGCGGTCGGGGATGTGTACCGCCCGGTCATCATCCCTGGAGGCCTCGACGTGACCGATATCGATATCGTCAACGACGATCTCGATACCGCCGGAATGCCCGCTATCGGATGCAAAATCGGTTTTGCGCCGGTCAATGCGAACGAGGGGCCGACGGCCGATGATGCCTATTTTTCCGCAAGTGGCAACGCTCTGTTTCGCAATGCAGGGCGTACCACGCTGGCTTTTCAACCCCTCAAGTTCGAAAGGCCGGTATTCCTGACCATCACGGTTACCGCAGCCGCAGCCACCTTCGCTGCCGGCAAGGTAACCGCGATCGTCAAGGGCGACGGCATAGGCATCAAGTAACAGGGCGGGTGAAAAGCAAACCAGGGCGGCCGCCCTCATACCACACCAAGCACGCTAAGCACGCTAAGAACATCAAACGGAGGCCGCTCCTTTTATGGGAGCCTGATATGCCATTAGTGAAATACATCGGCAAGACCGTCAAGACCGACAGCATCGGCCGGATCGGCCTGCGCTGGGAACCGGGCCAGGTTCGCAGCGTGACCGCCGAGATGGCGGAGCGCCTGCTGCCATTTTCCGATAGCTGGGCGAAAGCAGACAAGCCCGCGGATAACGGGAACGATGACCATCCGGACGGCGCTATCGGCCTGCTCGCGGAAGAAGCGCGGATGGAAGAACCGATCCCCGTGGTCGATTTTCACGGCATGGATAAAGTGGCGCTGGCCGAGTTCGCTCAGCGCAACTACAACCAGAAGCTGGACAAGCGCCAGAGCAGGGAAGCGCTGCGGCAAAAAGTGGTCGCCCTGTTTTCGCAGCACGAGCTGGATAAGTGATCCTAAATCCGGCAGTCGGCCGCTCGTTTTCAGATTAAGGCTATGATCTATAAAAACTTTTCTCAGTACTCGGCGCTCATCTATATGGTGAGTTCGCTACAGGGCGGATTGTGCAATTTTTGCGGTACATGGCAGCGTTGCAACTCCTTGGAATGGAATAGCCATTCCGCGTCGTTGCGTCTTGCCCCGCACGCCAAAAGCCGCACACTCCATCCTGTCCAACTGCCGGATTCAGGATGATAGCATTCACCTATCGGTCGGCGGTCGATCTTGCGCGCATCCCGTTGAACGATGCGAGCAAGGACAGATATCCGGATGACATACTGCTGGCGTTCGCCAACCAGGGCGTGCTGCAGATACTGAAGCGCCGGCCTGATCTTTTCTCCCAGCAATTCGTCCCATGGCCCGATTGGGCCGACGGCGAAAGGCTGCTGGACGATGCTTTTCCGCTGCCCGCCGGGTACCTGCAAACCGTGGCGGATTACATCACCTTCCGGGCTGAAACGGTGGATGACGAACACGTCAGTTCGGGACGGGCATCGGCATTCGGCCGATTCTTCGAGGGGGAGATTCCGCTATGAAATGGAAAATGCGCTGGCTCCATCCGGAAGGGAGCGCGTACCCGTGAAGCCCTGGAGCGAATTCTACGACCTGGTTGCTCCGCATCTGCCCGGCTGCCCATTTGCGGCGATGGACAACGCATTGCGTCAGGCGGCAATTGCCTTCTGTGAGCAATCGCTTGCCTGGCGGTTCGATCATCCGGCCATAGCGATCGAGCCCGGCGTGCCTGCCTATCCTTTCACCCTGCCCACCGAATCGGCGCTGCATGCGATTCTCCATGCGGTGCTGGATGGCAGGAAAATCGCATGCTTCGCTGCCGGCAGGGATATGGAGGAACGCAACAGGGCGATCAACCTCCTGCAGGGGGTGCCCTCCTGTATTTTTGGGGGCGCCGATTCTTTCACGCTCGCGCCCGAACCCACCGCAAGCGGGGTTTTGATCCTGAGAGTTGTCCTGAAACCGTCCCCGGCCAGCACCGGCCTGGGCGACAGGGAATTTGACGAATACCGGGAAGCGATAGCCCATGGGGCGCTGTTCCGGTTGATGTCTTCGCCCAAGAAGCCTTATACCCAGCTTCAACTCGCGTCAACCCACCAGGAGCAGTTCGGCATCAAGACCGGCGCTGCTGCCATGAATGCGGAGAGAAGCTA